TCATTATCACCAGAAATTGATACTAAACCATTAGTTAGTAATCAAATAAAAATAAATATTATTAATGGCGGTTTTATTTAAAAATAATTTTTTATAAATAAATAAAATGAAATTATTATTTATTTGTAATCTTTTTCTTATTTGTTCCAATGCCTTTATTTTAACGCCATCAAATCCATCTTTAATCAAATCTAATATTTTATTAACAAATCCATCAATCAGTATTAATAATAACCTGATTTTATATAAACATTCATCATTAATCAATATGAATTTAAAGAAAAAAAAGAATAAAAGCAACGATTATGATGATAGATATAAAGAAGATGTAACAGTATTAACCGTTAATATTATTTACAATGTTATATTATATTCCTATATTTATTATCTATTAACGACATTTAAACATTTAAATTAACATTAAAATTAAATAATGAAATTAATATATTTTTGCAATTTATTTATTATTTGTTGTAATTCATTTACTATTCAACCTACTAACTCATTATTATTAAAATTTAATTCTCATAAACAAATCTCTCTACATAGACCATATTCTTTAACATTATATCAACCTAAAAATAATAATAACTTTTATTTATATAAACAGTCATTATTAAAAATAAAAAAGAATGAAAATGAAGACATTGATATTTATCAATATTTTTTTCCTTTATTAGCAGTTGATTTAATCATTAATTTTATATTGATTTATTATATAATTAATAAATTATGATATTTATTTTTATTTTGATACAATTCTTTTTTCAATAAAAGTTTTTGTATTTATAGAAACTAGAAACAGTGAATTCATTTGGAAATGAATATTTATCAAATAATAAATAAATCTTTCGCATATAATCATTATCATTTTTAAGAGTAATTAAATATTTTAAATATGAATTACTATCATAATTTTTAAGATTATTTAATTTTGAATTTAGAAAATAATTAATAAAAACCTTTGTATCAATATTATTTGCAATATTAATGAAAATTCTCGTTTTATTCTCTTCTAATGGTAAAAAATTTAATGTATAATTAATTTTCTTATTAATTGAACCTTTAAAATAATATGGATATTTATAATAAAATCTATGCTCTGCATTAAATAATTGTTCTGTGAAAAAAAAACGATTATTTCTAATTTTAATTTTTGTTTTATTATTACTATAAATAAGTTCTAATATAACATTAATTAAATTAACATTCACATCTATATAATTATGGTCTATTTTCTCCGTTTTTTTGAAAATTGCCGGAGGCGTTTTAATATAACTTTTAAAACTCCACCATAATAATCCATTCTTTGAATAAATATTTCCAATCGCATCTGTCTCATTATATCCTGTTAAATGATTTACACAATGCAAACAACCGTTATTAATAATCGCATTATCTAATTTTGCCCCTAAATGTTTGCAAATATTAACTGTTGATATTGGAGTATTATTATTATTATACCATAAAACCATTGGCAATTTACCAATATTAAAAATATATGGTTTTGTTTTATCTATATTACTTTCAATTCCTATTGGATGCCACTCTCTCACAAATTGAGGTAGAATGAAACCATAAGTAAATGATGATAATACTGATATTGTCAATGATAAAAAATAAGGAATGTAATAAATATTAATCATTAAAATAATTATTTGTAATACTTTTATATGTTTTATTTATAAATATTAAAATATTATAATTATTAATATATAATGTATAATGAATATATTAATGAATTATCTTCACATAAGCGTATAATTGTTATTGGAGATATTCACGGTGATATACGAAGATTTAAGAATATTTTAATAGATGCTAAAATTATTAATAATGACCTTGAATGGATTGCAAATCCTCCTGAAACAATTGTTTTACAATTAGGAGACCAAATAGATAGTTTAAATAGATTGACTACTGAAAATTGGGAAGTTTTAAAAGATTATGAAATGATTTATTTTACAGAATATTTAAATACTATTGCTAGAAGTAAAGGAGGTTATTGTATTTCTTTAATTGGTAATCACGAATTAATGAATATTATTGGCGATTTCTCATATGTATCCGAAAATAGTAGTAGTGATTTAAGAAAAAATTTATTTAAACCAAAAGGTTCATTAGCACTAATATTAGCAAAAAGACCATTAGTTTTTAAAATAGGTGATTTATTATTTTGTCATGCAAAGTTAGATATTCATCATTTAAATTTATTAAAAAAATATAATAAAAATCTTATGTATATTAATACCATATGGAAAAATTATCTGGAAAATGAAAAATTAAATATTGAAGATAAAGAAATTATTGATAATGTTATTATTGGGTCTAATGGTATTCTTTGGAATAGAAATAATAATATTAAAAATGAAACTACTGAATTATTTAAAGAATTGAATGTCGCATATATGTTTCTAGGTCATACATCATATGATAAAATTTTAATAAAAGATAATCAGATATGGTATTGTGATACAGGTATTTCAAGAGCTTTTGGTAAAAATGAATATCAATATTTAGATATTGTTGACCTAAATATTAATATCAAAACAATAAAAGAATAATATATATATGTTTTATTTTTATTATAAAATTTGATAAAATTGACATCACAATTTATATTTCTAATTACGCACAAACGATGTTCATCATTGGTGGAGAAATGTATGAAGACGAAGAAATTATTGGATTTGACCCCTATTATAATTCAGTCTATGAACAGAATCCAGAAGATTATATTTATGAAGACGAATATGACAATCTCTCATTCGCACTGCAGGAAAAATTGCAGATGCGAACAATGATTGTTGAATAAAAGTCTTAAAAAAATAAGTTCAAAAATATTAATTTTTGGACTTTTGTTATTTTAATCATCATCTATAAATAATGATTGTTTTTTAACCTCCTTCTTAACTTCTTTTTTAACCACTTTCTTAACTTCTTTCTTAACCTCCTTTTTAACTTCATTATCGTCATCATCATTAATAAACATACATTTAACTTTTTCGGTTGATTCTTCGTCTTCTTGAATAACTAATTCATTATCAATAAAAGTTTTTATTTCATATCCATTATTATTATAATATTTAATTCTTTTATTTCCTTTAAATTTAAATATTGAAAAATCATCATATATATCAATACATAATGGGATATATTTTCGTTCTGTCTTTTTCTCTCTTAAAATTCTTCCCACTGATTGCTGAATATCTCCAATTGGACTTGCTAAAATAACTGTATTTAAAGTTGGAATATTTAAACCCTCGCTACTCATTTGATAAGTCGCCAATATAATTTGTTTAGTTGCTGAAATATCTAAATCAGTCATTTTCATCCCTCCAACATAATAACCATATGAAGCAATATTATCAATCGCAATTAACTCCTCCAAATCTTTTAATTGATTTTTTCGTTCTGATAAAATTAATATTTTTCTATCAGGTTCTTTTTCTAATACCTCTTTTAATAATTTTATTATAAATAATGTTCTAGGTTTATAACTACATATATTATTAACCATTGAAACAATATTTGGACTGCCGTTATACATCATTTTAACATAACTATAATTATTATCATGCACAAAATATTTATGTAAATTAATAATCATAGAACAATCTTCATTTGTCTTAATATTATATACTGATTTACCCAAATACCATTCAAAAACCTTTCTTAATCCATCTTTCCTATTTAAAGTTGCCGATAATCCTAATGTAATTCTAATATTCATTTTTCTAAATGCTCTTGAAAAAACTTCTGATGCTATATGATGACATTCATCAATTATTACTAATCCAAATTCACTAAAAATATTAGAATCATAATCTCTTAATGCTAATGATTGTAATGTTGCTATTACTATATCCTTATCTATAATATCTACCTTACTTTGCTTAATTTTACCGATTTTAGCATTTGGAACAAATAATTTAATACTATTGATAAATTGTTCGTTTAAAAAATCTTTATGAGATATGAATAATGTTTTTTTCTTAAAATAACAAGCAATATAAATTGCCATAATTGTTTTACCAAATCCACAAGGAACGCTAATAATCCCCCCTAATTTCTTTTTATCAATAACATTATTTATATAAGTATCTACTGGTGTCTGCTGAATATCTCTTAATTTTCCATTAAATACTAAATTAGGACAATCAATGCCATAACCTAATTTATCATCATTTGGAAATCCAAATTTTTCAATTCCATAACATTTAGGAACATATAATTTAGTATCACTTTCTAAATAAATAGGGTATTCTTTAACACTTGAAAAACTTGTTGAAAAGTTTTTTGGACTTATCAAAAGTTCTTTCTTTACTTTTTCTATAATCTCCTTATTTTCATTCGTTTTTGTAATACCATAACCTCTAATACCTAATGAAGTCATCATATTATTTTAATAAGCAACATTTAATATATATTAATTTAATTTTTATATATAATTTATAATAGATATGATAATATATTTTATTAGAGCATTATTAATTTTATTATTATTATTTGTTATTATAGTTGATTTTGATTTACCAGTTATTATAAATACCCCAATTAATCAATTATTTATTGCTATTGTAGTAATCTTTATTATTATAACCGTTGATGAAGTTATTGGATTTATTACAGGTCTAATATTCCTTATTATCTATTTTAAATATTATCAAAGAAAATTACATTCATCCAATTCAAATAATTCCTTAAATACATCAAAATCATCAAATGATTCATTTATTCCAGGAACATTCTCATCTCCCTTCAATTCAACCCCATCTGTTATTGATATTAATAATGGCAATGCTAATGGCAATGGAAATGGCAATGATAATATGAATGCTTTTTTTAATTTTTTCACAGGTGATACTAAACCAAAGTCATATTCAAATCAACCAGAAATTCCAGAACATTATATTCAAGAAGTTAAAAATAATAATGAAAGTTGCACTTTAATTCCATATGTATCAAAGGAATTATTAAATGCAGCACAAAATAATATTTATAATGAAGAAAATTATAATACTGAAATAAAACAAGATAATAATTTTTATGGAATACAGGGACTAAATTCAGACAATATTCATTATATAGCATTTGATAATAATTATACCAATTATACCAATTTATAAAACATAAATAAATAAATTGCTATAAATATTAAACCTAGTTTTATTAAATAATTATTAGAATCTAATAATGTTGATATATTCTCTGGTATTTTACTTATTATTGTATTATAGATATACGGATTAATAATTAACGCTACTATTATACATATAATAAATGTCTTAGTTAATAATATATTATCTATATAAAGTTTATTTGGTTTTACGGTATTCATATTTCTTTGTTGCGGTGGCGGTTGCTGATATTGCTGCGGTTGTTGTTGCGGCGGTGGTTGTTGCTGCTGTTGATAATTAATATTATAATTATTTGTATTATTATTTGCCTGCTGTTCGTTTATCAATAATTCTTTCTCAAATTCACTTAATACATCCTTAACAATTGGGTCATCAGACATATCATCGGTACTAATATTATTTGAAGGTTTTTGAGGAATTTTATCTAATGATGTAAGCATAATATTAGATTGTTGCGGTGGTTGTTGTTGTTGCATTATATTATTACATTTTATATATATAAGTTTAATTCTTACGCAAATAATTTATCCATAAATCCCTTTTGTGCTATTTGATTAGTCGGTTTCATATGTCCCTCATATTGTTCTAATGCCTTATTATTACAAGGAACATTAACAGTTTTGTATTTATAACAACTATCATCTAATTTAAAAATTTTATTATCTATTTCATCATATTTTGGTGCAAAATATAAAGTACAATTATCTTTACAAACTCTACTAAATAATAATGCTAATGATAAACCAAATAAAGCACATACGAATATTTGTCCGTATTTATTATAAAATAATCTATCAATTATAACTTGTGTATTTAACATATCTATTTATTATTATCTTTTTTATATTATTGGTTGTTCTATCGTTGAATCAGTACATTTAACTTCCTCTACTTGATATTTATAACATATGTCATTATCATTCTTATAAACTATTTTATCGGCATTATATGGTGTTGGATATTTTATTATAATCTTCGGTTTGGGTGCTGCTATATATACATAAAATATACCAATAGCAAACGCAATTATAAACGCAAAAAAATTAAATGTAAATTTTTTCATTGCCGCCATTAAATTATATTATATTCTAATTATATTAATTAATATAATAATTAGTAGAATGAGTTCTTATTATGAAATACTTAAAAATTTAGGAATGACATTAATCGTTTACCCAACGATATTTATTATAATTGTATTATTATTAACTGTTATATTTAGTTTCATTTATTCGCAAATATACGAAGTTAAATTTGATAGGACTATAATGGAAATATTTTTATTATACCAAGATTTAATATTTAGTTTTCTAATTATTATTTATAAAATTTTAACTATCCCATATCAACTTATTAAAATAATTATTGATGTATTTGAAAAATTTAAAATAATTTTCTATTTTATTATCAATATTTTTAATGGTTTTACATCCTTCGTATATGATGTAACTAGTTTAGAGATATAGGAGTTATTGTATATATCTCATCAATATCTTCGTATTCCGGGGTTTTAAGTGATATATATTCATATAAATCCTTCGTTTTCTTTGATTTATTCCATTTATCAAATAATATTTTATTTTCCCGGAGAAATTGATTATATTTATCTGTATTATCCTTTCGCTTATTCTCATATTTAATTTTATATTTATTGATATTATCAATCTCATTCTGTTTCTTTTCTTTTAACTCCTTTTTATAAATATCAATCGCATTTATCAATTTTAATTTATTTAAATCATTTTTAGAATTTATATTATCAATTAATATATATCCTATATCTATAATCGTCATTTATTATATATAATCATTATATTTTTTTAGCATCATAACTATTTGGTTGTGTTAATTCAAACATACCCTTATAAAATTGTGCTAAACTTTCACTATCCGTTAATGTTTCCTCATATTGACTAATTGGAATATATTTAATTAATGTCTTCTGTGTATCAATATGCGAGTATTTAAACTTATAATAATTTTTTATTATTAATATTGAACCTACAAATAATAAAAATAATGCTATTGCTTTCATTTTTATTTAATGAAAATAAAAAAATAATTATTTAACCTTCCTTAACCTCTTCCTTAACCTCTTCCTTTACCTCTTCATTAACCTCTTCCTTAACTTCTTCCTTAACTTCTTCCTTAACCTCTTCTTTAACTTCTTCTTTAACTTCTTCTTTAACTTCTTCCTTGCCTTCTTTTGCTGCTAACCAGGGGTCTTTCTGCTCAGATAAATCATCGGCAATATTTGATGCTGTTGATTTTGCCATAAGATTTGCTTTGCGTTGCTCAAAAAGTTCATCCTTACTATCCATATTTTGCTTATATTGCTTCATTAGCGTATTTAGTTGAGTTTCTGAGAATTCTTGGTCGCTTAGGTCATTTGGATTTGGAGACCACGGACACCAACAACCGACCTGACAAATATAAATATCAAATTTACTATCATATCGCTTAATAAATTCACTTCTATTTTTAGCTTCATCCATAGTATCAAAAACACCACGAATTTTAATACCTCTCATTGAAGTTCTAAAATCATTTTCTGCGTGAAAATCTCGTTCAATTTCCCCCGAATTATTATTTTTGAAAAATTTATATTGTGAATCCATATCAGCAGAATTAAAGATATAATCGTGATTACCTCTAATAGTCTTGATTAATTCTTTTGATTCCGGATATTTTGCCTCAATACCAGTAAGAAGTGTATCCATATCTTTTCCAAATTTTTCAGTGAATTTTGAAAAATAATAAACTTCCTTATCCTTTAAAATATCCTCAGGACTTAGAAAAGATACTAAACAATAATTTTGACCTTTAATCGGTTTATCCTCATCAAGATAATCTTTCTGTTTTGTTGATACAAGTTCAGTTTCCATTTTATTATATATATAATAAAATAAAAATTTCTTATATCATTTTAAATATTTATAAGTATAGACATATAACATAATAAATAATTATTTTAATTCAAACATTTATATTAAAAAATTATATTATTTAATAAAAAAAATATAATATAATAATAGTATTAAATAATATGAATCAACCAACATATAGTTTTGATATTTGGGAAGCATTAATACGCATATTAAAATATGCGATAGAAGCTCTTGTTGTTGCTATTGCCGCTTATGTTCTACCAGAACATAAATTACGATTCAGTGAAATATGGATGATTGCCTTAACTGCTGCTTGTCTATTCTCCATATTTGATTTACTATCACCCTCTATATCTGCAGGTGCACGACAAGGTGTGGGACTTGGTGCTGGTTTCCGTCTAATTGGTTTTGGTGTTTAAAGAGATGGAATAACTTTATAATTCAATTCTTCGCAAATCTTTTTCCATATCTGGTCCTGTACATATAATTTTTCTCTACTTTTCAATAATGGAAAGAATTTTAAATATTCATTTAATCCTAAAATCTGAAAGAATTTATATAATACATAACTATAAGATAAGAAATTTTTACGATCCTTGGGACAATGTTTTAAAAATGGTCCCTGAATATCTCTAAACATAGAACATAATTTTTCTTCTAATTCTGTTGAAAATTGTGGTGTTGGTATTCCATTAATTCTATTAATAATATAATTAATATGTTCGTAATATTTATTTATTCTTAATCGTTTCAATATCTCTCTCATCTTTGAATATGTGATTTTCTTTGTATCCATTATTTTCTCCTTCTTTATTTCATTCAATATCTTCTCAAAAATATCATTTGGTATATCTGTACTTTCTTTTCCTTGAACTTGATTACACCATTCCCTAAAATGATTAATTCTTTTATAACTGAAATGGGATGTATCTTTCGTATTCTGTTTTAATATCGGTCTATTTTGTTCTACTAATAATAATTCTTGGTAACCACAATTACTACAAATCATAATTGCATCGTGTTGAAGACATATTAAAGGAATATTACATTTAGAACATATTTCATTATTTTCGTGATTAATCTTTTTAATATGATATTTATTTGTAATTGCTAAATATTGATCTACCAAATCACTCTTTTCTATGATTTTATCAATTTCATTTTGTTCAGGTGGTGTAGATAAATTAAAAGATTCTAATATTGATTTTGTTCTATATTTATTTGATGATATTAATGATTGTTTTTCTAACATTTCATAATAATTAAATAATATAGAACTAGTATTTTCATAATATTCAATTTCATCAAACTGATTAATATTATTTATTTCATTCTGTAATATTTTCATTTCTTCCTTAATTGTAATATTACTATTCCATAAATTAGAATATATATCATCATTACGATTATTACAATTATTATAATTTATTATCTCATCATTTATATTTTTATAATTTATTTCTAATTTATTTATCTTTTCTATATAATCATTATTATCAATAATTTTCTTATTATAATTACTTATAATTTTATTATGCATAGCATCTAATGTTGATAAATCTTTCGTTATATCCACGTTTTGAAATCGCTTTTTAGATGTTTTATCCTTAAACATTTATAATATTAAAATTGCGAATATGCTTTTATATCTCTTATTCATTATATTTTTTTCTCCTATTATAGTATAAAGAATATAGCATAAATGGGTGGTGGTCTTCTTCAACTTGTTGCTTATGGTGCTCAGGATGTTTATTTAACTGGTAATCCTCAAAT